TAAGTTCGATAACTACTTGGGGAACTTTGAATACAATTACAGGCCCTAACCTGCACGTGTACAGAGTAATCATCGATTACTCTCAAGAGTTCGAAAGCACTCCCGCCCTTTCGTTTGTTAATGAATCACTTGGCGGATCCGCTAACAGACAATGGCCGCCGGTAAATATCTCATTCTTATGTAAAGACCCAGAGTTCACTGAAAGCGAATACATCACGAAACTAGCCAACGTAATGAATAGTATTCCTGAAGGTGGCACTACCGCATGATAATTTATCATCGACGTGAACGAGAACCGCCTCAGCAATCCTATGAGGATTGGAAAGCAGATAGGGTTCAAGCAATGAATGAACGTTCCCCGATGAAAAAGTCCATTGATACGGTTTTCCAAAACGCTAACAGGGATCCTAACTACTACTTTGGATTAGGACAGCGCATTCAAGCCAGACAAGAAGCCGCTGGAATTCCAATTGCAGGTGAAGGGGCTGTTCAATTTCTTGGAGGCTTTGGCGACGTTGCCAGATGGGGTTCAAAGGTGTGGCCACCTATGCGGCCAATCTATCTAATGGTTAGAACGGCTGAAGAGATAGTACGGCTTAGAGCAGGTATGCCTTCAGGATTCGTCGAAGGTGCGGATCGGTGAAGGCACTTTAGTAGGGTACGATACCCATTCGCAATTCATACAGTCCTTTCTAACGGCTGTGACCTTTTCATCAGGATGAGGCGATATAATTAATCGACCATTTGTATTTAGATAAACGGTCAGACACTTAGATCCACATTCAAAACACTTCATACTTCTATCCCCTTTAGATCGCTTTGTATCAATAGGTCGTAATTAATTGTGAAGGTTTGATGCCAGTGACATCCTACAAACGGGCAACTGATTATCTCTAAATCTGCATGCTCAAAACTGGTGTATAACAAATGTTCTTGAAGCATCATCTTCTCCTCGTACAATTCATAATATAATTCTGAATCGTGTTCCATTTCAAAATGATGCCATAGCAATTCTATCAAAGGTTTGAACCAACTCATCAAATCAACTCCCTAATAATCATCAACAACTTGTGTGCAATTGAATCTCCTTCGGTTCGATTGATTATTAATACAAGCAATTGGCCAGTGGAAATACTGCTAATATCGAACCCATCACGATGGTCGATTTGACGTCGAATCGCCTTCTCGATATATTCCGATCTCTTTCCTACCTTGCTCAAACTTTCCAATTCTCCTACCATTTTGAAGGGTAGAAGGACATTAATTTTCGTTTTTCTCGACATTTGGTTCACTCCGTTAGTAAGAGGGTGGCCCCACCCCTATAAGAAATGGTAGGACAAACGGTTCACTGCTTCGCATTAACCCCTCTATTTCCGGTCCACCTGTTCAAGATAAGGATTTACAATAATATATAAACTACCTAATGGGACATCCCATCATGGCAAACGCAAAAACCAAGGAATTTGAAATCTACGTTGAAGTTAACGCAGATACAACCGCTGATAACCAAACTCTTGACATGACCGATTATGTTGACATTGCTGATAACCAAGCGTTTGAAGTTCACGAATGTGACATAGTGTTGGATCCAACTGTAGACATGACAGGTTTCGCTACTGATGGTGAATTCATTTTCCAATTAGCCGATTCGAACATTCAAGCCTTTGTTAGTCACGCAGATAGGACTTCATTATTCATTTGCCGCCAGTCTTACCCCCAGACTCTTCAAATGTTCGAGCAGACAAGTTTCCCTACGTTAGTTCCACTTATTGTATCTAAGACTCTATGGCTTCGCAATGAAAGTTACGGACTAAACAACATTGCCTTCACTCTTCGGATACGTGGGCGCATTGTCTCTCCATCAGCCAAAGATTACATGGCATTAGTTTTGACACAGACTGGTAACGTTGCTTGAGGTGAACCGGTATGGTTCGCATCGAAGGCACCCTCGAAGAGTTAAGAGAACTATTCGTTGAAGGTGTAAAGGACGAGGCCCGTAAAGTAGCCAAGAAGGCTGGCAAAAGTATTGTTAAGAAGACTGTAAAGAAAACGGTCTCAGCATGGCAACGTTACATGAAAAACAAGAAGAACCAGGTTAAGTTCAAATCCGGTTCTAAGAAAGGACGTTTGGATCTAAAGAAAATGGCAATCGCATATCGAAAGACCCCAGCAGGTAAGAAAGCAAAGAGGTGATATCATGGCACGTATATTAGATGCAAGCACAAGAATTATCGATATCGACTTTGGATCCGTTAATGAGAATTCAACAAGAGCAGCAGGCGCAAGAAGCGCCACCACTGTAACCTTTGCACAAAATGGAGCCAGTGAGATATTAGCCAGTATTCCCGCCACTCTAAGAATGGCTGGTTCATTCGTGCAGTATAAGCGGATTGACTTAGACTTCATGGCTCGTAACCAAGTAACTATGCAACCAGTGGACGTTACGGTTCAAAGAACCTCCCCAGTACCTTTAGGGGGTAATCTAAACGGTAACAACGTTGACCAGATTGAAGAGTATATCTATGTATTTTCACGTCCCCTTAACAATCAACATATAATCGATGAAATTAGCGACCCCGCATCTCTTACAGGATTCTTAACACTAAATGAATTCCGTAATATGGGGTTGGATGGATCCCAATCAAACACTGGCGAATCTACACTTCAAGGCAATCAAGCCGGATGGCCTGATCATGCACAAACAATCTATGCTGAAAAAAGAGTTTACTCAAATAATTTAGGCCGTGCGGCTACAATAGCAAACGGTGAACTGGACTATGCGAAGGTCGCCCCATTCCCCCCTATAATCTACAATACACTAACCGCAATGCCTGATTTAAGTTCGATAACTACTTGGGGAACTTTGAATACAATTACAGGCCCTAACCTGCACGTGTACAGAGTAATCATCGATTACTCTCAAGAGTTCGAAAGCACTCCCGCCCTTTCGTTTGTTAATG